TTCGTGAAGAAAAAGCCCAACTGCCTGTGAAACAGACAGCTGAGAACTACACTGTGTGAACAGTGTGAATTGTTTGGATCACCAGCGCTCATTATACGGCCACCCAACGGTGGCTAGGGAGCTCTAGTTACCTAGAATCCATATTCACTGTCCCGAATTAACATACACAATGTTTTTCGAGTAGGGCGATTCTCCACAAAGAAAAACCACCCCATGGGTGGCAGTCCGAAGACTGGCTGAGACTTAACGGTGTCTACACTTACCGGGTCGCCCGGCCCGCGCTGACGCCAAGAACTCTTCTCTTGGTCACAGCGCAAAGCAAGGCGCAAGTACAATTTGGTTGTTAAGTACAACCGGGTTTTACGAACCCTGGTCAAAGACCACTAAAATAAATTGCCGCCCCACCAACTATTAAAAGTGGTGGTAGCATTGGACAACACCAAAGGGCATGGTCCAATATAGGCGGCACAACGGGCATCATCTGCTGCAGACACACCCCAGGCACCTTGCACGGTCGAGCCATTATCATTCCTGTGTAAGAAATTGTAAATAGCTTTGACCGCGTTCGACCTAGTGGTGTACGTAGTCAGATTCGGTGCCCAGTCTCTAGTCCCATCACCAGTGTTGAAATCCCCCATGCGAAATCTAGGGGCACCAGAAAGCATCGGCAACAGGAAATAGCCAGCGGAAGTGCTCTGCAGTACATTAGAATAAGCCCTACTGGGTACTGTAATATCCTGTGTGTAAACACTAGGCACAGGCCCAACAGCCGGCGTATTATTGTCGCGCTCATTTAGCACGACTCTTGCTGCTGAGTTGCCACCAGTGTTGGCCCACCAATAAAGAAGCGTGGAACCGATGCCATAAGCATAACACTGGGCTACCATCCCAGACCGAGGCAAAGCCCAATTCCTAGTACCATTAGGAGCTAGTACTTGGCCATCGCCCCAAGCAGGAAGGCAACACCAGAAAGGCACAACGCCACTGGCAATAGTTCCGTTAGCAAGCTGATAACGACGTATTGTGTTTATCATCATCAACTGCTTTAGAGAAGTAAACTTCTCTCCAACAGAATGCTGAGATGCATCAATAGTCTTAGCTCCAACACCCGACTGAAACTCAATCAAAGGATCAATAGTATCAGGCCAAGCAGGCTGGCCAGGTGTTGACACTCCAGCAAAATAAAAACCAGGAGTAGCCGCCACCTCAACTATAAAAGAAATAGTGGAGGCGGATTCACCATTGTTGACAAGCGGGTCCATAATCTGCATAGAAACAAAACCTGTACAATCATTGATACCAATTTGTGAAACAGGTGCTATGTAGGGAACTTCAAATTCAAACTCAGATCCATCCTTCAGGTCGAAGACCAATGAATACTGGGATGGTTGCAAGTCGGAATTGAAAGTTCCTGGTACTGGACCGCCACTAAAACCCACGTCAGCGTAGGTGTTAGCAGTGGAAACTTGTTGATAGTCTGGTAAAAAGCTAAACATGATGCGGCCAGTGTGAAACTTCGACTTCGCGAAAGAAACACGATACTTCAACCCGCCATGCCAATAGCGAAAATGCTGACCGAAATACAGCAAATTGCTAGGCAAGACGGAATTGAAAGTGGCCGAGCCACGAGGCAAAGCTATATTACCAGGCGTAGTACCACCTGGCGCTCTAAACCAATAGTGCATCAGGCAGGTTTTGCCACAATACTCCACTGTGCCATGAGCATCAGCTGTTGAAATAGTGCCTCTGAAAATCTGGGAATAGCGAGTCAATATGGTGTCAAAAGCCATCTCGTCCAAATCAGTGCCTCCCAGCGCCTCAGTTACGGCGACTGTGTTGCACTGAAAGCCACCAACAGTGGAAGCTGGCGCAACAACGTCACACACGTTCTCCATGTAATTGGGGAAACGCATCTGGCGCGTCAACGGAGCAATGGCAACAGGCTTAGAAAACCCGAAAGCAGAAGCTGCTTTAGCAGC